TGGTGCTGCAACTATTATTAATGGTGCAGAATCATATCCGAAACCACCATCAGTGATCGCACCACTTTGAATATAAGTAGCCATTATATCACTCCTATATTAGCAGTCGCAGTTGCTTGTTTAGGAATTTTTAAGGTAAGTTCATAAGTATAAGCATCTGTTGCCTCAAGTTCATTAAGAACAACCAAACTAGTATCAAATGATTCATCATTATAAACAAATAATTCACATCGCATTTTATATGTCGGTAAATTGCTTAAAGCATAAAATGGCTGTTCATGCTCAACATGCATTATTTCAAACATAGATTTTGATAAAGGTAAATATATTAAATCACCTTCTGCTGGTCGGTCTATTTGATCTATATCGTTAGTCGTTTGACCAACTAGGTTTCTCCACCTTCTTCTAGCAACTATAAATGTAGCAGCATCACGTATTTCTACGCCAAACTTTGTAAACAGATCACCTTCACCATCAAAACCCTCAGTATTTTCAATATACATTTCTATTTTGTATGAAGAATTAAATGCTGATGGGACATCATCACCAAAAACTTTATTTTCATTAACGATGGTTCTAGGAAGATAATAAACGTCTTGCCCATAAGTTTTAAGAGACTCTATAACGATATCTTCATAAAGATTTTGTTCGCTTCTTACTGTTTGAGAAATATAATGATTAGTTGTCATATTTTAACCCACCATAAAATCAGGTGGCATTTCTTGTTCCAGCCTCATTCGTTCTTCAAGTCTATCTCTATCTTGTATCGCATCATCATATATTTGTCTACCATTTAATGTGACACCACCTGGCATTTGCATATTTTCAAATTTTATAAGGTTTGACCCCCATTGAATTTTTATCAAACAAGTTGCATAATCTTTTAGAAACCTATCATTATAAACAGAAACATTTGTATCTGGATCAATAATTTGCAACACTTCTACAACCAAATAATCACCTGCTTTTATATCACCGTTTTGCCACTCACCGTGAATATGAAGTCTATTCTCTCTGCGTGAATAGCCTACTTGTGGAATACCATTCAATTTAGTATCAATCAATGCCAAGTGTTGTTGCATTTGTTCATAATACATTAAATCCCCAATAAAACTACCCATATCAGCAACATCGTTTAACATCATTTGGTATTTAATATCAAAGAAATTTGAAGTATTGCCAGCAGTAATAATAGGAAATAATTTTGTTACATAAATTACGCTTGAAGGTATTGGAATATATTTGTTTGTAACATCGTCAGAAGTAACGAGATGTTTTAAATATGTCCTATGTGTGGCATCTGAGTGAAATTCTTGATAAAAATCAATTGCGTCATCAATACGATCTTCTACTTGGTCTGTCGCAACATTGATCTCAATCACTGGTGAGCCTAATCTTCTCAAACAGTAATCTATCAATTCATCTCTGGTGTCGGGTCTATTTGATGACATAGTGTTTCCTAATTAAATAGTTTATTCACTTCTATTTATATAGATTTTAATCTCAACATATTATTAAAATTATCCATAAGACCAAGACTGTGCTTCTGGTCCCGTTGGTGTCCCACCACCACCACCGCCTTCAGAAATATCTGGTGGAGTGAATATGGAACCAACCTTGATTATATTATGTCCTATTACATCAGGAGTATATTTTCCAATGATGTCCGAGAAAAAATCAGAATCACGCGAAACAAATGTTGTATTAATACTAGCATTATTTACATTACTACCACCAGCACTATTGACAGTATGACTATCGCCATTTATTTGTAATATCGCACTAATCTCAGAATATACCCAACTAGAATTTACATCACTAACTTTAATACTAAACCTATCATTAAATACTTTAATATCTGGTTTTTGTGATGCGTTTATTCTAGTGAGTTGATTAACAATAGATGACATTATGACTACCTACGACAATTGTACATTTGTTAATATATCACTTGTACCTGATCCAGTTATAATAATTGCTTCATTCACATCAGCAGAAGTACTAGTAGTTACAGTTGCGGTTGTTGCCCCACCACTAAAAGTCATCGTACTTCCCTGAATAGTTAAATTAACACTTACTGCCATTCTAGCACCATCCATATTATATGCACTAACTCCAACAGTAGAATTTATATTTGAACCAGCGTAGTTATAAGTGCTATCAGCAGGTGTTACTGCCACTCTCACTGGAGTTGCATTAGATAGTAAATGAATATCAACTGGTACATCATCTCTGGTTCCACCAACAGCCCAAATTCTATCTGTTGAGTCTCTTCCTACAGCATTAAATGACTCATTAATTGTAGAAGTTAGTACCCACCCATCAGTATTATTCCAATTATAAATTTTAAATGCATTTTCACTAAAAGTTCCTAATTTAGTTCTAGTATCATTTAACCATATAATTTGGTATATTTGAGTGGATGATATTACGTTACTATGATATGTTAACGCTGTAGCATCAGAACCACTTACGGCATAAGTTACAAATGTTCTCTTCGTCGGAGTACTAATAGTTACATCTTTTTGACCTTGTAAGGGAAATACTGTTAAATACCTATTTCCGCTATTAACAAAGGTTTCGTTTATTGCAAGTCCTTTAAGTCTGGCTCTATAAGACGTAGTGCCATCCATATTATTTAACATTCCACTACTTAAAGTTCCAGTAATAGTTGAACATTGATCTCTGGTAAAAGTGTCAGCCGAAGTATTCCATTTAAAACACCAAGGGTGATAATTCATACTAGTATCAAAATATGGTAAATAAAATGCTTTATTTCCAGAACTTGCTGGATCATCAAATACGTGACTTGCCATTTTTGAAATTGTCTCAAATGCACTTGTTGCTCTTGTTCCACCAGCACTTGTTCCTGTTGCACTAGGTGCAGCAGTAAAATTATGCAAGTCGGTTATAGTGTTTGATGCGACATTGTGTTTTGTAACATACTGTTGATGATCATTTGTGCTAAAATTATATAAGTATAGTGGATTTCCGTCACTTGTAGTACCTATATATTGTAAAGTATAATAATTCCTCTGTGATGCTGCTATCGTTTCTTTAGTTGCACTATGATAATTAGAAAACGAGTTTCTACCAATCTTGACATATTGATATGCATAATTGTAGCGATAATAAGCATATATACTAGAAACATAATTTCCAACTTTTACAGTTGATATGTAAGGAAATTCATAATAAGTACTGCTATGACTATATAAGTACTCATCATTTGAAGGCGGTGAATCGTGTAAATTGTAAGTAGAACCTTTATTATACCAACTAACATTACAATGATAGTTTGAACTCCAGCCCTCATTTCCTAACATTACCACTAATTCATCACTACCATCAACTATTCTACGCATTCTTGCATTTTCAATAGTTTCATCCATACTCATAAATGGACAAGGGTCCACATTTGACCAATAATAGTCATTATGCCCACCTACAACTGCACCATAAGAAGTTCCTGCGGTCATTTTTGGAAGCATTACTGTAAAACCTCCCCCAGCCCTGAAAGTCGATGCACTGATTGAAGTTTCATTATTATTTACTATATTAAGCCCACTGTAGCCAGTGCCTGCTGGGTGCATCGCCGTGTTCCCATATGCCATTTGTGGATAATCGTGTTGCTGTTGTGTCAATGCTTCATTTGCCATTATAGGAGCAAGTGTGGTTTTGTCATGAGGCTGATGATACAGATAGATCATAGTACTTCCTGCATGTGGACTCTCTATTACAGGAAATTTATGTGCCTGATATCCCTTTTTAATTAATGCCATATTTTTATCCTATTTTATGCTTGAAGTTTATACCATTCAACGGCTTCATTTATATCTACCCAATTACTTCTACTTCCATCTGGCTTTGGCTTCCATGGCTGAATCATACTAAGAACCGAAGAACCATCTATAATTTCTGAAATTTCCAATATTGATCCATTAAGAACCGCATCAAATGTGCGAGTTACTGTAATTGAATTGTCGCTATCATCAAAATCTTCATGTGTTTTTGTAAATTGCATATTGACTCCACCCCACTCTATTTATATATATGTAAACATAACAGTGAGATCAGACCCCGCTGTAGTGCTTCCAATTTGTGTTATATCTACCGTTAAATAATCATCTTCTACTAATGATATGCTAGGAGAACTATTAACAATTTTTGTTCCACCATCTGCTATTGATAATGTCGCTGCCGAAGAACCATTCTTATTTACTACTATGTTCAGTGTAGCACCAGCAGGTGCTGTACTAACTCTCGCAACAATTTTGCTTATTGTGTTTGATGCGCCCGGCGAATACCATCTTTTTGTACCAGTAGTAACGATCAACGCACCAGTTTGAACCATACTCACTATGCTTGAAGCAGTATCTTGAACTACTCCAGACGTATTAGTTGTTTCTAAAGTTCCTGACGCGGATGCTTTAAGAACTACTGCCGTTGCACCAGAACCAATCTTTATAGCAGGAATTACCATTTCACCACTATCACTAGCCGTTAAAGAAACTGTATTCGCACCAGTGCCAATTTCTATTGCAGGCAATCCAATCGCACCACCTACGTTTGATGAAATTGATCCACTATCACCTATGTATAATGTACTACCGCTTAAATGTAAATCTTTCCACTTTTTAGTGAATGATCCTAAATCATAAGCAGAGTCATTGCTAGGAATAAAATCTCCAAACATCTCTCCATTTGCTAATGATCTTCCTTTGGTGGGCATATTCAGTTATCCTTAATTATTCTCTACTATTTATATGATTATCAATTTATATTGGTTTAATAACAAATTTATTTCTTGTGGTATATACATCCATCATTCCATTATTACCTAATGTTATAAATTTATCCCCTTCAGGAGTAAAATGAATATCTGCCATATTTTTATTATTTGGTCCAGTTAATAAATATTCATGGGTATTGAATGTGCTATTAGAGAATGGATTTGTAATCGTATACTCTCGCAAGAAACCCTTGCTACTTGGACCACCAACAATTATCATCTTATTCTCAGAATCGTTTAATGCCATACCAGTAATCAGACTATAATCAGGTAATGTTGAAAAAGCAGAATCATATACTGCACTGTAAATTTCATTTGAATCTGATAGATTATACCTATGAACTTTCTGAGCGGTAGTGCTTCTATTTTCAATAACATACATCTGTTTTCCATCAGAGGTTAATGTTACATCATGCAGCCGATTTGATGAAATATAAGTATCTAAATTTAAGTATTTTTGTGTTTGTACCGTAACTGCTGAATTTAAATCTGCACTATCATTATTTGCTGCACTGCTATTAGTGAGTTGAAATGATTGTATTTGAGTTTCAGTAGTTTTCGGAAGATAGATAGTAGTTTCATCCTCATTAAGTTCAAACCCAGCACCACTAGAAACATCTGTTACACCAAGTGTTGATCTTTCTACCTCAAAAGTTGCAGTTGAAACATCGTAGGGAATTGACATGCTATATTGTCTTGTCACTGAAGAATTTGATAAATAAAATTTTGTTCCAATTCTATTCATTTTAAAATGTTTTAATCTTGGTGAAGTAACAATTTGAGGTGAACGTCTTGTATATGACCCACTCCAAGGTTGGATTATCCCAGCATCATTTTGCACAGTTGTTATATCATATGGTGTAGACATTGTAAATTCATAAATGTAATTTGTATCATTATCCCAAATAAATAGAGAACTTCCATCTGGTTTAAGTTCTATTCCCCAACAACTATATAATTTTGATTCTGTTACATTATCTGTATTTGGACTTTTTTGACCTATACCATGGCTCACTGTAGCAGTAGAAGTTGCTGATGATATTAACCAAGGAGTTGTTAATGTGTATTGTTTTAACTGTCCTTTATCATAAGCACATCCCCATAAAATATATAATTTAGTACCATCACCAGAAATTGTAAAGCATTGAGGATATGCGGAATGTATAAAATCGTATTGAATTTTATACCCAACAATTCTAAGTATTTGGTTTATCAGTATCCGTATTGGGTTTTTGTTAAAATGTGCAGCCCTTCTATATGTTGGAAAAGGACTATACCCTTCTGGTAATATTTCTCTGAAGTGTTGAGTAATTGTGGAAAATGTTGAATCAGTTCGTACATATCCTCCACCATATCTACTATAAGCATAGGAATTACTTTTGCCGTTAGGCCAATAAAATCTTTTTGTAGATTCAAAAATAGAGAACAACCCTACATAATTTGCAGTGCATATTTGATCTTTATGACTTAAATCATGTTGCTTAATTCCATTAGCATCCATAATATAATAATGTTTGCCATCTTTTGATAAATGTGTGGTAAAAGTGTTATCATATATATTTTGTGGAGGAAACCATTGTGTTATAGGATTCCACCAATAGGCATTATAAGTATAGTCTCTAATTTGACTGTTTGCCGATTGAGAAACAGTCACAGGATTTTGAATATTTGCGTTTTCATAATAATCAGTTTTATAATATGCAGAATCATCTAATTCATATGGATTTGTAAGATCATATTGGTATATATTATTATGGCCTTTATCTGCCAAAAATAATCTAGTACCAGAATCGTTAAAATCTAAACCATACAAATTACTTGAATTTATTGCTTCTGTAATACTGTTTGAAATTCCTAAATTATTATATATTCCTAATGATTTATCTGGAGTAGACGTTGAGAACAATGAATCAACCCCATAAGGATTGTTAAGATTATATTGATTTACCGTTCTTCCACTACTTGAGTTATTCACAGCAAATAATTTTTTACCAGATATATTACCAGTTGACGGTGAAGAATCTACATCATTAAAAACAATCCCTTGGCAATTCGTTAAAAGTCTTAACGGTGATGATACTTTATATTTTACATCTGGTGCGCCTAATCCAATGTAATCATAAAAATCTGGAATATTCCCAAAGGTAACATGCGCTTGAGTTGGAGTATATTCAAGTGTAAAATAAAAACTATTTTCAAGATAATTTGAATCTAAATTGCTCTTTTTTGGCAACCCACTTTTTCCACTGCCTGTCGCAATTTTTCCAGTAAATTTATAAACATCATTTGTAATTTCTTCTGTATATTCAGAATAATCATAATCTCCTGATGTTCTAGAAAGAATTGGTGTTATTGTATATTCGTTTCCAGAACCAACTAATTTTGAAATTGTTGGATTAAGTCTTTGGTTTGATGGACGATTTGCTACTGACCCCTTAGATACATGTGCAATCCATTCAGTATCCATGTTAAAAAGATCAACATTATTAAGAATTCCAAGACTTGTACTAGTCAAGTGTTGTACAGTCCAAGTTATAGGATTAGCATCAGAATCGTATTTATTGAGACTTACAATAGGTGTGTATGGGTCTGTATTTGGCGAAAAGGTAGAATCAAATGTTGAGAGATATATATCGTCTTTATACTCTACTTTTTTAATCTCTTCATGTATAGCACCAACTGTTACATAATTTTGATTAAGGTACATTTTAAATTTTCTTGCGTCAGAATCATAATATACTTGATATTCTTCTGGCATTATATTATACCCCCTGTTTGAGAAGATACAATAGGATCAAATATCATACTAGTTGAATCAAAATCAGGTGGAATACTATCTAAGGTTATATACCTCATGAATTGTACATCACCAAGCCAAGATATATCTAAACCGCTTGTGCCGTTATATTGAAATGAAATTTCCATCGGTGTAGCAGATGAATCTGTTGGTCTTGATAAACTATTTACAATTGGCCTCTTATTTTCAGAATCTACAGATTTTCCAATAAAATGTAAATGAGAACTTCTATGCATGTTGGACTCTGATATATCATATGCTTTAATATAGAAAGTTTTGTTGTCAATATCATGGCCTATCTGTAAGATAGAAGATTTATAATTATCAACAGAATATGTCCAATCAATACTATCTCCTCTATCATCAGAATCTTTAAGGTGTATTAGAAAACTTGGCCTCGCGAATGCAAGATTAGAATCTGGTTGATATATGTATGTGTGATCATCTCCTGTTATAGTTCCAATATATGAACCACTTGATTCTTGAACTAATGGAGAATTAAATCCACCGAAGCCATCAGATTCATATATAGGCATAGTTTTCCTAATAGGTCTATAGTTTGAATCTTCAACTAATCCCAATGTCATATTTTGTGGTCTTGGTGCAACATCTGCATTAGTGTATTGCCAATCAGCGGTTGGCGCACCATTGGTTTTGAAAGGCATCTTGAAATCAATATTAGCACCTTCACCAAATACTCCAGTGCCATATTGTTCACTTGGATTATCATCAATTAATATAGTATAAGCACTTTCTAGAGCATTTGGTAAAATACCCACTTTGCGCCACGATTTAACATCAGCAGTGTATGGGCTATTTTCATTTGCTAAAATGGATGAGCCATCATGAGCCGTTAGGAAAACATCATCTGGTTCTTTTGTAAGTTTGTCTCCAAACCCAAATTCTGTTAAAAATTGTGCAGCATAATCACCACTTCTTTTTTGGTTTCTAGTTAAACGAAATTCTTTTAGCAGAAAATCTCCATATATATCTTCATAAATTGCAAGAGTAGGATTCCAAGAGTCTTTTTTATTAAACATGATATTATCTGTACTAATCAGAGAATTTATGTCTAAATTTATTGAACTACTATCTACCTTTATACCATCTATATAAGTTCTAATTACGTTAGAGTCTCCACTGTAGTTTAAAGATGTGGAGAACCAATTACCTAAAGTATAAGGTACATTATGTAATTTATCTTTTGTCGTGCCGTGTGTTATAACACCATCAGTGCTATAACTAAGTGCAGTATCTACAATTTGAGGATTTAAGATTAAATGTGTACTACTATCATCTTTTATCGTGGGTGCTGAATCAATAGTATATTTGAGCGGATACTTATTACTATCATGGATAATAAAATCTCTAATATAACGAAATTTACTACCTGCTGCATAATCATCTATGTACCACTCTGACATAGCATTTCCTGTAGTAAAAGTTGCATCTACCGTACCTTGATTTATTAAAAGTTTTCCTTCAAATGTTGGAGAATTAGTGGGATTAAGTAAATCATATGTTGGTCCAAAATCTTTTTGAAAAATACAATCTTTAATTATAATTTCATTAACATTAACTTTACTGTTTTTATAAGACGAATAATTATTTCTATTTGGAACTAACCATGATTTATAGTTTGTAAATATGCATCCTTCAAATTTTATAATATTTGCTGATGATCCTGCATCGCTAGATGATTGATATGTTCTCCACCCAATGTCTTTATTATTAAAATCAAAAATGCATTTGAACGCAATACCATGTGCGCTTTTAAAAATAATATCAGGGTTGTAAGAATGATATTCTGCTTTCTTGATATTCATAAATGCAAGTTGAGTATTTGATGTAGTTGCTTCATCAAAAATCCTATGTACTTTAATTTTCAATTCTACATCATTAGGATTATCTGTTGTACCACAAATTAAAAATCCTACGTCAAAAAAGATACTAGTCTTGGTTTTATAATGGTCTTGAGTACCAGTTTGTGAAGCCGAAACTTCATATTTTCCAGTAGGTAGAACTAAAGCATCACCTTCAGATAATCCTCCCAAAGCAGTTTTTATATCAGTATTTTGACCACCAGAATAATGTACTATAGACCCTCCAGTTTTAGCAACATAGTCTGTCGCATATTGCAATCCTGTTTGTTCACCCCTATTACTTCTTACCGCTTCAGCAATTGTAATAGAACAGTCTTTAAAATCACTATACATTTGAGGACTATATAATAGATTAGATTTTAAAGTTCCTTGCCAACTATCACCAAGAGAGTCCATACCAAATGCACCATCTCCAGAAGAACTTGAAGCATTTCTATCAGCAGAAGGAATAGTTTCTACTAAATCAACTGGATCAAGTTGCCATGAATTAGCACCTAGTCTGACCTTTGAATGAGAATGTACACACCATTTTCTATGTTCAAAATTGTCAAAAATTCTTCCCCTTTTAAATTTGTGACAAAGTGCTAGAGATGTATATGTCTGCGCTCTGTGGTAATTTGACCCATACCCTTGATCTCTTTGTGCGCTTCTGGTTTCAATATAATATGGATAATCACTGAAAGGCCAACTTAGGCCAGCAATTGAAAGATACTCTGCTGGTGCTAAACCTTGAGAACCATCAATAGATAACATCATTTGGTTTAATATTCTAAAATTAAAAGTCCTATCGTCAGGATCAGCCGTTGTTCCTGGATACTGCGATGCCGACCTTGCCCCATAAGCAACGGGCTGATACATATACCCCAACGCCGCTGACATATATACATATTTCTTTCCTCTATTATCTGGTTGTACGATCTTTCCTCCATCTGGATGACCACTTATATGATAACTATGTGGGGGTCCAGGCCATTGAGATGGTCTAATAGTACCAAACACGCTGGCTTGTCGGTTATATTGATTTTCAGGTATTTGACTATCAGGCATCTCCAAATCATCATTGACCCAATCCATATTAGTTATAACACCCCCCACATTTTTATGTGTACCTAAACGACCACCACCTAAACCTCCGAATACACCATCAATTATTAGGGCGTCTTTTTTAAGAGTATTAATATATGGTTGAATATTATTAATTACTTTAAATTGATTATAAGTACCTTCACCATAATCATTATTCCACCCAGAGCCACGATTCTGACCCCTCGTATTGCTAACGGCAGGAATCTTACCAGTTCCATCCGTAGTAGCAATCTTTTCTCCCTTTTTTAACATAATACTATAAGGAGCATCATTCTCAGGAAAATCTACATAACCGACATATGCAGCACTCGCGAATATATAAATTCTACTGTCTGGTTCTGATATTATATAAGATACACGCTCACTTCCAAAATCCTTAACTATAGGGTATATATCTGTTTGATATGCTGAAGCACCAAATCCATCGTCACCTAATCCCCCTCTAGGAACAAATTTATCAGGAGCAATTGAACCAAAATCCTGTGGATGTGGGGCTGTTGGAAAACCATCCCCCATATCCCCCTTCCCAGAAGGGCGTTTGTAGTTATAAATCCCGCGCGTAATGTGATGGTCAAGATAATTTCCATCATACCTGTGATCACCGTATTGGTGGACTGCCCTGTGTCTTCTAAGTGAAGACCATGAACCAGTAGAACCATCTGCCCCATTGCCAGAGTATCTATCTATCGGTCTGGAAAGTTGTGCGCCGCCCCCATTGATATCGCCTGAGTTATCATTCAGGGTACGATATGAAAGGCCATCAATCCCAGAGTTTGCCCCCTGCCCATATGTTTCACTAACAAATTGCCCATCCGTATACATATAAGGGTGAACACCAATTTTAGATGTTTCAAAAAGAGTTAAATATACTGGACAATTTGTTCTATTATATTTATGAGTATTAGTTTTGGCAAGTTCTGGACCATAGAATATCGCTTTTTGAGCAAACCACATACCAGTGTAATCAGAAGGATGACCGCTTCTATTATCAGCAGGGTCTATTTCAATGTAATAACTTTTAGTACCGCCCTTTTGTATTGATACGTTATCAATATAACTATAATTTCCAGCAGAAAAAACCCTCGCGCCACCTAATAAATCTCCTCTAATACCACGATCCCCCCCTACGTGGGAAGTTTTATCAAGCGGGAGACGGGTGCCCGATCCATTCGCTGCTGGTTCCACTGATGCAGGTGTAAGACAGTCAACTATTTCTTGGTGTGTCCAAGGATCATAGTCACTTCCTAAACTAGAATTCCATCTATCCCCCCAATATGTTGTTAATCCACCTACGGCTTGACCCGGCGTTGATCCAGATTGCAAATACTGCCCTTTATTATTATCATGCCACGTTTTTATAAAATCAACTGCCCACTTTTCTTGTTTTAGCCCAATATTTTCTGACATTCCATCAGTCTGTTTAACCTTATATGTAGCCTCTACACCAAATTTAAGTCCAGATCCAAGACTATTAAAATAACTAGCATCACCCTTCGCAACACCATCGCGATTCCAATTAGCAGGCACGACACTCCAAGAGTTTTGGTTGATTGAGTTGTTTTTACCAAGGGAAGTATCTTCGCTCAGAAAAATTGATCCTAAAGGTGCTGGCTTGCATTCATTTCGTAATGCTGGTGCCGCAAGAAAATCTACTGATTTATATGCACCAGAAACATCTGTCTGGTTAGCACCGGTGTAGGCGGCGAGTGGTAAATAATCATCAGTATACCAACGATCTGGTCTTCTATATCCAAGATCAAACGCTTCTGGATATTTATTAATATGCGTATAATATGCAGCAAAGTACCACAGTTGCACTCGCCCTTCTGGATTATATGTAAACCCATTGGTTACCTTGGTCCCATCATCAAGTCGGTTCTTTGTCCCACCGCTAAAATAACGATTGTTCCCCACATTCTGATAGCCTTGGAATTGCGGCATCCACCGCCAATAAAGACTAGTACTCCACCATTGCTGCCTGTGTTTAATATCATAAGCAGGAGTGTAACCATCTGCATGAGTATATCCAGGAATATTTTGCTTTGTCGCGCTGGGAATATTTGCGTTTAAATTATCGTAAAAATGTTGTGGTCTATAACCACCAACGGCATTCGCCATAGTATATTTTGCTACCAATCGCCCATCTGCATTATCTCCACCCATCCCACCACCTGAACTAAAACACCAAAGAGGGAATCCAGCATACCCATGTTTCAGCCGCGAAGTGGAATATTTATACCGGGTGTTCAGAAGATTGGCCGAGCGTCTTGTTACTTTACTTATATCTTGTTCACCGTCAACAGTGCAATCTTCATTTGTATATGCTAGTTTGCTTAACTTTTGAACAGTAGGATAATCATAATAATAGTTCCAAGACCCATCTTGCTCATCATTCAATGTACTGTAAGGAAATATGTCGGTATTATAATTCTCAGCACCATCCGATCTATTTCTAGTGGATGAATCCAACATTGAAGGTGAATTTGTAAATGTTGCATTACTTAAATCTTCAAAAGAAGTTAAAGCCCATTGTCGTGCAGGTAAAGATTTATTAATAGAATTAGAACCTTGATAATTACTATCAATCCATAATCTAACTCTTCCTGGATCAGTGTTTACGTCCCAAGAAATTGTATGAATATCAGTATCCGCTGGTGCTGGAACTATTAATGATGGTCCATCAGCACCACCCGCTGATAATTTTAAATCGGCCCCAGAGTTTATAGTTTGTAATTGTACTCTATTTACCGCCCCACCCATATAAAATAAAGTTTTATCTGTTGGTGACATTGTTGTTTGCACAGCCCATGAAGAAGGAACTTTTCTGTCCATAGTAAAAATATTCATAAAACCACTATCAATAATATATTTAACACTTCCACCATCATCAGGAGTTCTAGTTAATTCAACAGAATCTCCGTTCTTCCATAATTCATAATTAAACCCATCAAATGTAAGTGCATTATGCGTCCAAGTTTTTGCATCAAGACTACTAGCAGTAGAGGTATATTGAACTCCATTTACAATAATTCCTTCTTCATCTAATACCAAAATATCTTTAAATTTATCCATTACAGCAAAAACGGTGTCATTTGTCGCAGAGTTTTCTTTACGATACCAAAATTCAATAGTAAATGGTGAAAATAGTACCATACTATCAAGGCTACTATCAACAGTAATAAAGTCAAGACTACTATCAAAAAATAATGAACTACTTCCGTTCTTGTATGGCCCATGTTTAACTGCTTGAGTACGACCATATTGAGTAATTGTATGGGAATCTGAAGAAAAATCTAAAATAGAAGAAACTCTTGGATTTGCTATATCAAATATTGAAAAATCATCAGCAGTATTTTTATTCATCCAAAATTCTATACTAAAAGAATCTCTTACCCCAAGAGATAAAAAATCAAAAAATGTACTATCTAATTTTAAATGTGTACCATCATCAAAATCATAAGAAAATGATGATGTGGTACTTAAATCAAAAAATCTGTAGATAGCATTATTTTCTTTTACTACTGCCTCATCACCTTCAACAACATCAACCGAAGATATGTCGGCCTCTGTATCACATATTTGAATATTACTCATTTATTTCTCCGTAAATAACCAACCATTTGTGGCATTATAGTATACTAACCCAAACGCCGCCCGATCAACATCAACAGTCAAGTCAGAATCGCTTGCTTCTATTTTGTGACCGTTTCTATTTATAGTAATATTATTAGTGTTTGCATTTCCAGTTCCATCAATAAATCTAATTTCATCACCCAAATTAGCCGAAACTGGGAGATTAATAGTCTTGGTAGTAGACGTATCAATAATTAATCTTTGATTAGCAGTTGCCGTTACTGGCGTACTAGTGATTTCTGTCCAATTTGCCGCGCCAGCAGTTGTTCTTGCCGCTACATAATCACTATCAACAATGCTAGTAACAGCAGACAGTCCTATTCCAGTTGGGTTAGATTTTACCCACTGAGAAGTATTATCGCTATCAGTATAGTAAACATAAGTTTCAAGGGCTTCTGGATCAAACCACATGGAACCTACGCTTGGTGATGCGGGAGGATTATCTGAAATTGTTAATCCACCACCACTACTACTTGACCTTGCTGCAACATAATCACTATCAATCATATTAATAATAGATGCACTGTCTGTTCCAGCAGTTGTTCTTGCCGCTACATATGCACTATCAACTACAGAAATTACAGAAGCATTTATAGTACCAGAACTAGCACTAATTTGACTTAATGCGTTAATAACAAGTTCATCACCAACTTTTGCACCAGTGACAAGTGTAATTGTAGATGTGTCAGTAGTATTGTAATCTGTGCCTTTTAATAGATTTATACCATTTAAGAATACTGTAACTGAATTAACAGCATAACTAAGAGTTGCACTATTGTTATCCGAACCAGTAAATACCGTTTGATTTGCTGTGGCTGTATAATAATAAGATGTAATAGATGATGTAAATGCAGTACTTCCACTTGATCTCGCTGAGACATAAGCACTGTCAATTAGAGAAATGGTAAGTGAACTATCAAGCCCACCGCCGCCACCACCAGAAGTTTGTCTTGCTTGCACATATGCACTATCAATCATATTTACGATTGAAGCACTGTCTGTTCCAGCATTTGTTCTTGCTGCAACATAAGCACTATCTACAGTAGATGAAATGTCATCAAAGTTTGCTAATTTTACCCAATTTCCAGCGTGAGCGAAGTAACCTTTTCCAGTACCATGAACGTGAGCAAACATTCCATGATATGTTGATGCACTTGGCAAATCGCCTTCTGCCGAATATACATTTGAGTAAAGCATTTTTCCAGTGGTAGTAATATTATTACTACCCATATCAATCGCACCTGTCATAGTGCCACCAGAAAGAGGTAATTTAGCAGCAATACTATTTGTTAAAGTAGTGGAGAAATTTGCATCATCTCCCATCGCCGCCGCCAATTCATTGAGCGTATCCAATGCAGCAGGTGCTGAAGCCACTAATGTTGCCACCGCACTATCAGCGATTGCTCTTATATCTGAAGTTCTCGCTAATTCATGCCAATCAGCACCAACAGCAATTTTCGGAAGTTGTGCTTGGTTATCATATACAACCATACCTTTATATGTTGTCGCACTTGGTAATTGATTAGTGAATGCAAAAGTATTATTATAGTAAATCGTATTGCCACCAAAGTCAACATCTCTAGTTCCAATACCAGTAATTGGATTAATATGTGCTGAGTCTATTATACCTCTAATGTAAGGAGTAGAAATAAATCCTTGTATATATCCACTATCTGCTATACCTTTAACATATTCATTATCAATGAAAGTTTTCACATAATTTGAGTCTGCATGAGTTTTTATGTGATTTGAGTCTGCAATACCTAAGACGTAAGCCGAAGATGCCACAGTCTTTACATAATCTGAATCTGCAATACCTAGAATATGCGGGATTGTTACTTTATTAAACGGTACTCTGAGATCAACATAAGCACTATCAACAAATCCCAAAATAGCATCTGAATCTATTCCCAGAACTTTAGCGTCATTACCAACATTATCTGTAATTTTTAGTCCAGCAGGAGCAGCCGTTATTCTAGTGTTACCTATGTTTATTGTACTACCACTTAAATATAAATCTTTAAATTTCTTGGTAGGTGAACCAATATCAAAGGCACTATCCAATTCTGGAAGAATATGTCCAGTTGCTGCTAGTTTAGCATCAATAACAGTTGTTACATATGCAGAATCCGCTGCCGATAAAATGAACGCACTGTCATATTTTGTATCTGTAATATTCAATACATATGTATTATCAATAAAACTTTTCACATAATTTGAATCTGCGAACTCTTTGACATAAGATGAATCTATATAAGTTTTAATATAACTAGAATCTACTGCCGATTGAATGTGACTTGAATCTGCAATTCCTTTAATAAATGCGGAATCAACATCATTAGCATTTTTCACATATGCAGGAGTTATGAAGCCTTTAATATAGGAAGAATCTATACTAACTTTAAGATAATTAGAGTCTGCAAGTCCTAAGACATACGAACTATTAATGAAAGTTTTTACATTATTTGAATCTGCAATTCCTAAGACGTAAGCAGACGATGCCACACTTTTCACATAATTTGAGTCTGCAATTCCTAAGACATAATCAGACGATGCCACAGTTTTTACATAATCTGAATCCGCTGCTGAGAGGAAGAGCGCACTATCATATTTTGTATCTGTAATATTAAATACATACGAACTGTTAATGAAACTTTTTATATAATTTGAATCTGCATTTGATCTTACATATTCTTGAGTAACTGCCGAGAATATCCAATTAGAGTCAGCGCGAAGTTGGACATAAGAACTGTCAATGAAATGCGCGATGGCGTCTGAATCTATTCCACCAAACTTTAAAAGATTTCCAGCACTATCAGAAAGTTCCAAACCACTTGCATTAGAAGATATTATAACTTCCCCAAGTGAAATTGAGTTTCCACTTAGATATATATCTCTAAATCTTTCAGTAGGTGATCCTAAATCATATACTGTATCTAAGGCTGGAATTATATCTCCCACTGCTTTGTGAGTTGACATAATATAAGCACTATCAACATTCAAGTCAGTTTTTATATAATCTTCAGTTACTGTGGTTTTTACCCAATCCGAGTCATAAATGTCTTTTATATTAGTACCATCAACAAAGAGACCACTATCAGCATTTATTTTTCCATTAACATCAAAGTGAAAACTTGGAGAAATTTTACCTATACCAATAAATTTATTTGGAGACTTGTATGTGGTGTATGATGCACCTTCATCCCAAGGAGTTTCCAGAACTAATTTTTCACCATTTACTTCAATATGACCATTGAAAATTTCTAACGCTGGCAGTTCCGTTGCGCCTGTAATGGGTTCTTGTGTACCATGTATAACAACTTTACCACCAACAGCAAGACCCATACCAGTAGTTAAATTTCCTATAGTTGGACCTAATGTTTCAATTGCTTCTTGTCCAGCAGTTACCCCAGTTACACCACTAGTTCTAAGTTGTGTTTGAACACCGACTCTTGATGGATTAGAATCCCAATGACTATAAGTTATTTTACCAATGCCAACTTTAGTACCATATGTGGCCTCAAACCCAGTTGGGTTTGTAAATTGGGCTTCACCGCGACCAAGAGCCTTTTCAAGAGTGGTTAAATCGCCATACTTAGCAGAAAGAATGTGCTTAACTCTAAATGCTATAATATCTCCACCAACAACACTATCAAGTTTACCATCAATATAGGCAGAATCAGGCCAAACAGGGCGAACAAGTTCATTAATAAAGTCTTCATCAACCATATTAATGATCGCAATAGAGTCCGCACCAGATGGATTAGAACCAAAAGAGTATCTGTCTGCTACATACGCACTATCAAAGAATGCAGTTGCTGAATCTGGTGTAATTTGATAATAAATTTGATTAGTATAATGATTTAGATAGATGTTACTATCAAGTCCACCAGTTGGTAGAATAACATCACCTTGATATGTTAATCCTTCAAGGTTAACATTACCATTAACATCTAGTGTATAATTTACGTTACTCTTATACACACCTTCAGCGTCTGGACCATATCTCAAATAACCAGGAGTTTTAGTTGCTGTAGTATTATCTAAATTAATACCAACAAACTCAAAGTCATTCGCGCCTTTATATACAAGATGTGATGCTCCACCACTTGGACTTTTTTGGAAGAATGTATCATTAGTGCATGTTGTTCTGAGATATTCTTTATTAATTATACCTTCAACATACTCTTGATCAGCCGCCGACAAAATCCAAGCACTATCCGCTGCAACATATCTGATATAATTGTAAAGTCTCATACCTTGCATATAGAAGTCATGCTCATTACCAGCAGCATCAGTTCCATTAACATTTATTGGACCATTTACTTCAAGAGCATATTTAATTCCAGCCCTTCCATTTTCATTAACTTTTTCACATGAAATATCAGTTCCACCATCACCATAGGAACCATATGCAGCCTCACTTTTATATTGTATAGCAGTTGCTGGAACAATATTAATTTCATCTTGCTCAATTACAACTTGACCACCTTGAATGGATAGAGTATTATCAGTAGATACTGTTGTTGCTGTTGTTCCAAGTCCAATACCAACACTGTTCGCTGCGCTATTTATTGCACTACCGACTGTAATATTGGTTCCTAATCCCAAAGCATTTTGACCATATACAGTAATATTTCTACCTAAACCAATACCACCTTGGTTTCCTGTGGCCCCAGTAGCGGTAACTGTATTACCGATTGCAATAGCACCATGAGTGGCAACATTATTTCTACCAAGCGCAATCGCTTCAGTATCCGAAGCATTACCTCTACCAAATGCTATAGAATGTGTTGTATTACCATTACCAATACCAAGATTTACTTCATTGTCATAACCAAATGCTAAACCTTCTTTTTGAACATCATTTGAAGAACCAAATGCTAAACCATTTAACTCAACAATGTTCTGTTTACCAAACGCTAAACCACCATTTGCAGTAATAGTGTTTCCTATACCATAGACCATCGCAGTTGAAGGAGTATTTGTGCTGCTAGTTGAGGCTCCAGACTGACCACTACCATATACAGAAACATAACTATTACCTGAGTTATTAGAACCGTAAATATTTGCTTTAGAGTTATTTGTGTTGTCGGTTCCAACAGTAATGCCTGGAATAGAACTTGTTCCAGCAAGCATTGTATTATTTTTACCAATAACTACCGTTTTGCTTCCAGCAATGTTTGAGTAACCAATAGATACTGCATCTTGCGCTGCGACATTGGGTAATGCTGAAGTACCACCACCTATTGAAACTGATCTTGCACCTGTAGTTTTTACATATATACCCATAGCAGCAGTTCCCGCCGCCGCTTGTACTGAACGGCCCATGGCAACAGCATAAGTACCTGTATTTTGAACGTAACTACCAATCGCAACACCACCAGTTTTAGATGTGCTATTAAGACCGAAAATAGTACTATAGTTGGCTCCACTATTACCTTGACCAACCATAACTGCGCCTGTCTTACCAACCACATTATTACCAATGGCAAATCCACCGCTGCCAGAATAAGCATTATATCCTAATGCTATTGATCCTTGCGCACCGTAACTTCTGACATTTTTACCAATTGCTACGCCATGATTACCAGCAAAAACAGAACTACCTACCGCGACTGATTTTTGTGATGCAGTACCTTGTGATCCAACAAAAACACCACCAGTACCAGTTACTTTACCGTCTGCGCCAATAGCAACCGCACCAGTACCACTTGTCACATGAACATTTCTACCCATCGCAACAGCATTTTTCCCATGCACAGTAACTTCTTTACCAACACCAACCGCACCTTGTGCGCTACTTCTCATTATAATATTTTGGCCTATGGCGAGAGCATCTTCTTTTTGTAATAAATTATCATTACCAATGGCAATTGTATATTGCTTATCTAACTGATTATTATTACCAATTGAAGTTGTATCTTCTTTTTTAACTACACTGTTAGCACCAATCATTAATGATCTATCAGATGTTTTATAAGCAAGTAAGTCTCTACCTATTGCTGTAACATTGTTAGCAGTACTCGGATTCATGAATGGGAATAGGGATTGATCATTCGCAATTCCAGTATTGTACCCAATTGTTATTCTATTTCCCAATGAAGTATTGAAAGAACCTGCCGAGTTAATTTTTGATCCGAGTGATACAATTTGTTCTTTGTTATAGATGAATGGATTATTTGGAACTGGAGTGCCGCTACTATTACTAGTAGGTCTTGTGATAATACCGATACCCATAGCAACACTGTTGCGCTGGGGCATATCAATACCTTGACCAAAAGCAACACTGTTATTGTTATTTTTAGATGCTGTAGTCGCAGATTTTTTGACTTCACCAACTTGTACGTTAAAACCTAATGCTGTTGAGAAATGTGATGCCTTAGTATTATTACCTATTGCAATAGACTGATATCCTAATTCACTATCTTCCCAATAATCTGCCGCTCCTGCTTGATCTAGTGCGCCTATTCTGAGCGCACCTCTCTGTGGTATCCACATAAATCTTGCTTCTGCGCCTTTATTGGGAACATTCCCACGAATAACAGTACTAACGTCATTATCTGTAATACCAGCACCACCTGCACCAGTAGAAATACCACTTTGGAAATTATTTGATAAGAACATTACATTTCCAGAGTCAACAACAAATCTTGTCGCTAAATCACCAGTTAATAAGGACTTTGGTCCTATAATAACCGCACCTTCATCATCATAGAAGATTTTCTTTTGAACCCCAAGAGACACATTTTCAATCTTCCAAGGAGTTTGAAGTCTTATACCGATATAATCTGAATCAACGATTCTACCAATATGTGAATCAAGATCAAGTCTATGAGTTTTTCTGAAAATGTTTAAAGAGTTATCTGTATTTACTACATCAAAACTATCCACTAATATATGGTGCAAATTACCAGTGGGTGTGGTAAAGCCTTTACCACTAACTACAGGAGAACCATCAGATTCATATTTGTAAACTACGTTACCAGCATCAACCTTTGTATTATCAAATGTCTGGAAATGATTTGATGACCGATCAAAGAAATGTTGAAAGCGTTGATATTTTTGACCTTCATGATTAGGATTAAGAACATTTTCTGGGAATGTTGTTTTATTTCCAGAACCATCAGATTCATATTTGTAGAAGTCTATTGGTTCTCCAACAAACATGCGTGACATTGAATCAAGAGTAAAGTCACCATTGGTAAGTTCAAAACTTCCCTTGACATGAATTTTTCCAGCGTTAGTTCCAACATCAAGTGGATCAATAGTGATTTCGCTTGGTCCTCTAATCAAGGTTTGATAAGAACTATCAATTTTAGCAGTTTTGATATAAGCACTATCAACATCTAATTGACTAATTCTAGCACTATCAACAAGTAATTGGCTAATGTAAGCGTCATCAATTTGGGCGTATTTGATATAACCACTATCAACCACATCCCATTTCAGTTGTTTAATATAAGCACTATCACCATCTAATTGACCAATGTTAGCACTGTCAGATATGAGTTGACTGATATAACCGTCTGTAACAACATCCCATTTTAGTTGTTTAATATAAGCACTGTCAACATCTAATTGACCAATGTTAGCACTATCAACAAGTAATTGGCTAATATATGTGTCTAAAATTTGGTCTGCTTTCAGAAGTTTGATATATGCACTATCAACATCTAATTGACTAATTCTAGCACTGTCTGAAGTAAATTGTTTAATCGTAGCACTATCAGTTACTATCAAATGCCCAATTCTGGAACTGTCAACAATTAATTGACTGATATAGGAACTATCAATTCTGGCGTACTTAATATAAGCACTATCAGAAACTAACTGATCAATTGAGGCTGAATCAGCATTTACAAATTGGACAGTTAAACTGTCTTGCATTATAACAGGTTTTGAGAATGTTACAGGCTTCAGAAAGTTTAATACTGGTAGTGGTGGATTTTGTAAAATATCAACAACATGGGAATCCAAAGTAACTTGATATTGCGAATCAGCATAGCGTTGAATTCCTGTAATTGTTCCATCATAACTACCATCAGACTCTACTTTACCTAATAGCCCACCGATACCGTCACTATCTTGTTTCAAATGTGATCTTGTTCTCAAAGGTCCATATAAGAATACTGAACCGTCTCTGATTGATAAATTATTTACTGTTAAACGAGTTGCATTTAGATCAATAGGATCAGTAGTTGCCTTAACATTTTGAACAATGTGAGAATCCATACCAACTATAAGATTAGAATCAAATGTGGTTGCTGGATTAATATTTTGATAATGACCATACGCATCTTGAGTTGCATCAATTAATGAGGCTGGTACTTTATGCGAGACTGTTTTCTTAGGACCAAAATACCAAACTTTTCCAGAGTCAACATGAACATCTGCATCAAATTGAATTCTTTTTCTATTTACTGGATCACCGCTACTTTCAAAATGCATACCACCCTTAACAACAAAACTATCATGAGTTGTTAGTCTAGAACCAGTATGAGGATATCCTGGATAAGCGGCATGTGCCATAGCCTCATTACCAAGAGTAACATGACCAAATAAATTTGTTGGACCAACAATTTCTGTTCTGCTTGTAAGTGTTGGAGTTCTATCTTGAATTGTGATTTTATCACCGAGAATCATCTTCGCTGAATCGGTTACACCATAAGCAGATGGAAATAAACCAGGAACAACATTAAGATCACTAAACACTCTAATTTCAAATGAATCTACAATAGTAAAATCACGGTCTTTTAATAATTGACCTTTTACCGTACCAATAGAGTCTGTGAGTTTAACAATTGGATCAACCACACCGAACAAAGAAATACCAGCATTAATAGCGAGAGAATTATTAGCATCATCAATAATATTAGAAACTCTTGGAATAGAAGTACCGCCAACCGCGATAATTCTATTACCAATAATAATTGATAGTTTAGAATTAGAATCACTCTGAGCAACAAGTTCTGCCCCATGAAGTTGCGTATCAGTATTTAATACTGATGGTTCTTTAATATAAACATTTTTAAGTCTATTCTGATTTGTCATTAAGTTGTGAGATGGTGAACCATAACCATACTGTGACGAATCAAAGAGAGTTCTATTGCCTAATGAATCATAGTCAATATATCTGTTTAAAAGTACTGTTGCTCCAGCAGAAGTAGTTCTTGTAATTCGTAAGAAGTTAAAATCTACAGAATCTGTAAACGATAATACAATATGAGAATCCGCATCATTGGGTCCAAATGCATTTTGAATTTGGGTATTATTCAAAGATACTGTTTGAGTTTCTTGTACATAGTTACTATCAATTGTAAATGTATATGCTTCTTGAAGAACATTATCATGTCCAAGAACTTTTAGACCGCCTCTTAAATGAGTACTATCACCAACATATAGACCGTTCTTTCCTTTTATTTGACTAGCGTCATAAACTCCAAGACCATTTCCAGAATCTCTACCATTAAATGACCCGATTTTAACAGCACCACCAATATTAACAAAAGAGTCAATATTAAAATGTCCAATAGTAGTTAAACCACCACCAATGGTTAAATCACTTTCAACACGTAAACTACCACCAATAACTACACTATCAGATGTAATTAATCTTGTTACACC